TAGAGGTCGCTGATGCTCTTACAGACCTTCTCTATGTTGTCTATGGTGCCGGACATTCTTTTGGAATTGATCTTGACAAATGCTTCGAAGAAGTGCATAATAGCAATATGAGCAAATTAGGCGCTGACGGAAAACCTATATATCGTGAAGACGGTAAGGTTCTCAAGGGACCTGATTATTGGAAACCAAATTTGAAAAAGGTGATGTACTCAATATGGTAATGTACGATGTCTGATAATGCCAAATTGAAAATGAATCAGTTGGGTATAGCTGGAGAGAAACTAGTAAGCAATTTCTTTCGTAGTCTTGGTCACACTGTAGAAGAAAGCCTATCTACATACGACCATGTTAAGGATATGATTGTGGATGGTGAAACTTGTGAAGTGAAGACGCAACAACCTTTTCATACTGAAAATGCTTTCACAATGAAAAAAAATCAATTGACAAAGTGTAGAAATGTTGATAAACTGATATTTGTAGAAGCGCCTGCACACGATTCTAACACTATCAAGATATGGGATGTACCCAAAGAAGATAGAAAGTTTCGTATCAAGATGACTAAAGATGGTCGCACTATGTATCTACTTGATAAGGGTAGAATGGATCTACTAGATACAATTGAAGACGCTGTTATTGTCAATGAAATGAAAAGTTTCTCTAATTCGTCCTGGAAAGGAAAAAATTGAAGTATGCTATTTGAAGATGAGAATGTACAGAAACAATATGATGAATGGCAAGATTCGAATCCTATTGAAGATGATGTTATCAGTGAAGAAGAGTTACGAAATCGTATAATCTCTGATCTGACTACTGTAAGTAAGATGCCTGTTGAAGAATATACTCTATATCAAAAATATTTAGAAATTCATAACAGATATCCAACAGAAAATCGTGCGACTCTTTTTGGCGAAGAACTTGACTTTGTTGATGAGACCCATCGACAACTCATTCATGAATGTAAAACTAATATCTGGATACCAGAGTCTCCTGAAGACTTTGACAAACTAGATATTGAAATGATTTACACCAACGAAAACACTTTACAGAATGGACATAGCAAAGGTTCGACAATCAACAAGTGGAACTGTCTTCGTACCTTCATCAGTACAATGAAGAACAATTCTAATATTGGTCGCAATATGCACTATATCATTCGTGATAGAGTGACTGAAAAATATCTTGGCGTAATCTGTATCACAGGAGATTTCATTGATTTGACTCCTCGTGATGACTACATTGGATGGGACAGAGAGTACAAAACTAAGAGTGGTAAACTCAATCACACTTGTATCGGCTCTTCTATTGTACCTCTACAGCCACTTGGTTTCAACTATGTTGGCGGTAAACTACTTGCTCTGCTCTGTCTATCAGATGATGTTCAGAACCAGTGGGAAAAGAACTATGGTAATAAACTTGTATCCGTTACCACAACCAGTCTCTATGGTAAATCTAAAGCAGGTGGTCTAAGTCAATATGACAATCTGAGGCACTGGAAGAAAATGGGATACTCATCTGGTTCTCTAACCTATGAGTTGACAAAAGATACCGAGCGTGAGATGCTTCGTTATTTTAAAAAGAATGATACCGAAAAATACTTTCTACACTATGTGGCTAAGAATGAAAAAGGTCTTATGTTGAAGCGTGATCATCGAAACCGATATCGTTCACGCACCTTTACTAAGCTGAAGATACCTAAAGAAATCATTCGTTCAGACCATCAAAGAGGCATCTATTTCTCTCCTCTTTATACGAATAGTAGAGAGTTCTTGAAAGGAGATATTGAAGAAAAAAATCTTGACAAAGCATTTGATACTAGTGTAGAATATCTTGTTAATCTATGGAAGACCAAGTATGCCTCAAAGAGAATCAAAAGTCTAATCAAGAACGAAAGAACCTCTCTTGATGAAACATTATTCTATGATGATATTTGTTTTATGACGTGGGAAGAAACTAAAGATAAGTATTTAACACAGGTGGGAAGATAATGTATAAGTATAGTGAAGACAAGCTGCTGGCAGAAATCTTAGAGTATGTGAACTCTACCTACAGCCAGCATTATTCGCAGAATAAGTATCAAGCTACTGAGTTCATTCTAGATAGTGGTCATGGTGCTGGGTTCTGTATTGGTAATATCATGAAGTATGCTCAACGATATGGTCATAAAGGAAGCGTAGAAGATTGGCGAAAAGACTTGACAAAGGTCATTCATTATGCTATTATCGCTCTACATAATCATGATGTAACACATGCAACAAGTGAGGGAGATGTGAATGGAACTGAAAATCCAAGTTGAAGAGCTACGAAAGGCAAAGGTGTTCGTCGCAACACCTATGTACGGTGGACAATGCGCTGGCATGTACACCAAATCTACCAACGACCTTGGTATGGCTGCCACCAAGTATGGAATTGACCTAAACTTCTACTATCTCTTCAATGAATCTCTTATTACTCGTGCTAGAAACTACTGTGTGGATGAGTTCCTGCGTAGTAACTGCACTCATATGATTTTCATTGATAGTGACATTGGCTTTCATGTGAACGATGTATTCGCTCTTCTGGCACTGCAACTAGCAGACCCAGAGAACGTAGATATCATCACTGGTCCATATCCTAAGAAGTCTATCTCTTGGGAGAAGATTGCTAAAGCAGTGAAGATGGGTCACGCTGATGAAAGCCCGTTTGCTCTTGAGAACTTCGTAGGCGACTATGTGTTCAACCCAGCAAAGGGTGTCACTGAGTTTCGTGTTGACCAACCAGTAGAAGTATTAGAAGCTGGTACTGGGTTTATGTGTATTCCTCGTTCTACGTTCGAGAAGTATGAAGAAGCATATCCAGAATACAAGTATCTACCTGACCACATTCGTACAGATGCTTTTGATGGCTCTCGTGAGATTATGGCTTACTTTGATTGTATCATCGATCCAGAGTCGAAGCGCTATCTATCAGAAGACTATATGTTCTGTCAGAATGTTCGTAAGGCTGGTATGAAGGTATGGATGTGCCCGTGGATGGAACTAAAACATATGGGTTCGTATATCTTTGGTGGTAGTCTTGGTGCGATGGCTGCGATTCAAGCATCGCCAACTGCAAGTGACGAATCAAACAAAAAATATTATCAGGAAGGTAACAAAACTCGACTAAATAAAGAACGTCAAAAAGCTAAGAATGCTAGAACTTCTCGTAAGCGTAATCGCAAATAACTGGAGACTTATATAATGCAACTGAACGAATATACTATGGACATTTTGAAGAATTTCTCTTCAATCAATCCTTCTATCGTTATCAAGCCTGGTAATGCTCTGAGGACAATCTCTCCTCAGAAGACTATCATGGCTATTGCTAACGGTGAAGACGACTTCTCTTCTGAAGCTGGTATCTATGACTTATCTCGCTTTCTTGCAACGGTATCGTTGTTTGAAGCACCAGAACTAAACTTCAATGAGAAGACAATCAATATCATGGAGAACAAGCGAAAGGTTGAGTATACTCTTGCTGATGTTTCCATGATCCTACAGCCACCTGAAAAAGAAATCCCTATGCCTGACGTTGATGTTAGTGTAGAAGTTTCTTGGGATGATTTGCAGTCTGTTCTAAAGGCTGCTTCTGTTCTTGGTTTACCAGAGATTGCCTTTACAGGGGTCAATGGTGAAATCGTACTAGAGGCTGTAGACTCAAAGAACCCTACCGCTGATCGTTATGGCGTGACTGTTGGTTCGACTTCAGATACTTTCAATATGTACATGAAGGTTGAAAATCTGAAGATTATGCCGAATGACTACACGGTTAATCTATCATCAAAGGGTCTATCGTGTTTTACTTCGAACAAAGTAAAATATTTTATTGCAATTGAATCTAACTCTAAATTTGGAGAATAATATGACTGAAGAAAATAATCAAATCACTCTACAAGACATTGACGCTGTTGTGCGTATCATCGACACTGTTTGCGCTCGTGGTGCCATTCGTGGTCAAGAAATGACTGCTGTTGGCACTCTTCGTGAAAAGTTTGGCGCTCTGCTACAGGCAGAAGTAGACAGGCAGCAAGCAGCAGCAGAAGCAGAAGGACCACCCGCTGCGCCTTCAGAAGAGGTGCAAGACGTTGCTGTTGAGGAAGTAGTTGACGCTGACCTCTCTACTCTGAACTAAAACTTAAAGGGGATGGGTTGACACTCATCCCCTTTTCTGCTATACTTGATTTTTATTATATGATGAGGTTTTGATATGAACGAAGAGTTTCTCTGGGTACAGAAGTATCGTCCTAAGACGATTGCTGATACCATACTCTCAAGCGAACTAAAGCAGACTTTTCAGCAGTTTGTCAACCAAGAAAATATCCCTAATCTGCTATTGACTGGCAGTGCTGGTATTGGTAAGACAACTGTTGCGAAAGCACTGTGTGAACAACTAAATGCAGACTACATTGTAATCAATGGTTCTATGAACGGTAACATTGATACTTTACGAACTGAAATCATGCAGTTTGCATCGTCTATATCTTTTACTGGAGGTCGTAAGTATGTCATCCTTGACGAGGCTGATTACCTCAACCCACAATCAACTCAGCCTGCTCTTCGTAACTTTATGGAAGAGTTTAGTAAGAACTGTGGATTCATTCTTACTTGCAATTTCAAGAATCGTATTATCGAACCACTACATTCTCGGTGTACAGTTATTGATTTTAAAACTAAAGGTAAAGACAAAGCTAAACTTGCGGCAAAGTTCTTCAATCGACTCTGCGACATTCTCAAGAATGAAGAAGTTGAATTTGAAAGCAAAGTCGTTGCTGAACTGGTCAATCTACACTTTCCTGACTGGCGCAGGGTTATTAATGAGTGTCAGCGTTATGCTTCTACTGGTCGTATTGATTCTGGCATTCTAGCAAATCTAAACCAAGAGTCGTTCAAACAACTCATTACTCACATGAAAGCGAAAGAATATCAATCTGTTCGTAAATGGGTTGGCGAGAATAGCGATATTGATGCTTCACAGTTCTTCCGTGCGTTCTATGATACAGCATGGGAAGAAGTGTCTGATAACTCTGTTCCAGGCGTTGTGATTACTCTTGGTGAGTATCAATACAAGCACTCGTTTGCGGCTGACCCTGAAATCAACATCATGGCTTTTCTCACTGCTATCATGTTTGAGGTCACTTGGAAATGAGCAATCCATTTGATTACGTCAAAGCAGTATCTGATACCAAGAAAGACCTCATGCGAGGCACAGAGAATGACACTCTTGCTGAGAGAGGGTATCAACCATTCCTCGCAAACAAAGCACTCTCATATCATCCAGACGCAATACTACATGCTAATGAGATGAATATGCTACACCATCTTGATAAGAAGTTGCAGTTTGACTACTATCATAGCGTTCTTCGTCGCCGGAAACGCTTTGCTAAGTGGTCTAAACCTGAAGATGATGAAAATATAAATATCATATCCAGTTATTATGGCTGCAATAAACAAGTTGCTCTACAGTACCTAAAGATTCT